CTGAGTCTTTTGAGAAACTTCAAGCTACTAAAGCTGTTAAAGAAGTAACAGAAAACACTCCAAAAGAAGTTAGAGAGTATTCTTTCCAAGATGCTATGAAAGCTGCTTACTCTGGTAAGCTAGATGGCTTAGTTAAAGAAATGGATAGCGAAGCAAGAAATGAAGCTCGTTATACTGGTCAAATGTATAAAGGTATAGCAATACCAAGTTCTGTATTAGAAGCAAGAGCAATCACAACTTCTAATGTAAACGAAGTTGAGACTATGAGTTTTACAGACCAGTTACAAGCTAACTTAGTTTTAGCTAGTGCTGGTGCAAACTTTTACTCTGGAGTTAAAAATATGAAATTCCCAGTTATTAGTGGTATTACTACTACTTTCGTTGGCGAAACTGGAGGCTCAGTTTCTGCTGCTGGTTCTGCTTCAAGTTTAACACTTTCTCCTCAGAAATGTATCTCTATTGTTGAGATTTCTGCTGAGGCTATGACTCAAAATGCTGGTGTAGAAGCTGCAATCCGTAGAAATATGGCTGCTTCAGTTGCTGCTCAATTAGAGAAAAACTTATTAGCTGCTGCTGATAACTCAGATGGTGGTCCTCAGTCAATCTTAGCTGATGCTGCTGATGGTGGTGCTACTCTTGATGCTGCTGCTCTTTTAGCAATGGAATCAACTGTATTAGGTAACAATGTTCCTTTATTAGGTGGACGATTCGCTTATCTTTGTAACTCTGATGCTTTAGCTGTTATTAAAGGTTTGGCTCAAGTTTCTAATGTTTCGCCAATCTATGACAATAGAGATAAGACTATCAACTCTTACTTTAGCTTTGTTTCTTCAAATGTGGGTAATAAAGCAAGTAACTTTGATTCTGTTTTATTCGGTGATTTCTCAAGAGTACACATTGCACAGTTCGGTGGATTGGATGTCTTATTTGACCCATATACTTCTGCTGCTTCAGGTGTAGGTAGAATGATTGCTACTTCATTAGTTGACGGTAATGCTGTTGATAATGATACTGCATTTGTAGAAATTCAGACTGCATCATAATTGATTTTTTTAACGGAGGGAGTGGAAACACTCTCTCCATTAATTTTTTTTAAATGGAATATAACAACTTCAACTTTAACACATTAAGGGGTACTGACTATGTCCCTTATGGTAAGCTGGTTCTTGATACTGCTCCAAATAACTTATTGCTTATTTCATTATCCCAAGCTAAAGCATTTTTAAGAATAGACTCAGACTATGATGATGACGATGCTTACATCACGTCATTGATTAATGTTGCTACTGGTGTAGTTGAAGAATTTACTAGACGTAGATTAATATCACAGACTTATATAATCTATTATGACGAGTTTCCTCCTTTCATTGACTTACAAGTAGGTGAGGTTGCTAGTGTTACTCACATCAAGTATTATGATACCAGCAATTCATTACAAACTTTAGCAGCATCAAATTACGATGTTGATACAAAGATAAGACCTGGAAGAATATATGAATCAGAAAACGGAGATTTCCCAGACACTTTTGAAAGACCAAACGCAGTTGAAGTTAAGTTTGTAGTAGGTGGTTCATCTGATGACGTTCCATCTCCAATAGTACAAGCTATTTATATTATTATTGGTCGTTACTATGAGAATCGTCAAGACGTTGTAATGGGTACACAAGTAAATGAACTCCCATTAATGGTAGACCACTTACTAACTCCTTATAGATTGCTAGAACTATGATAATAGGCAAACTAGATAGAAAGTTAAAGCTCTATAAAAGGACTTTCACTAATAATACATATGGCGAAAGAGAGATAAATACTAGCTCTTTTGTAACTATCTATGGAAGCTTTGATTTTAAAAGTGGCAATTCAACTTATGATGCTGATGCTTTAATCAACAAACAAAATATAGAATGTCTAGTTAGATATAGAACAGACATTGGAATAAGTCCAGAATTTGCTATAACTTTTGGCAATACGGTTTATTCAATCAAAAGCATAAAAGAGGTAGGAAGAAAAGATAAATTAATACTTACGTTGTTAGAAACCAATTCAATAGACTTAGCAGTATAATGATAGTATCAGCTCAAATAGACGAAAAAGAATTAAAACAAATCATAAAAGATTTGGATAGGTTATTCCCTAGCTCAGACACTAAGCTAAGAACTACTCTTAGAAGTGCTTTGAGAAAGTCTGCAACTCCTTTGAGAAGTGAGCTTAGAACTAATATAAAGACCGACATAAAACCAACAAGACCAGGAGCAACAGAAAAAAAGACTGGACAACTTGTTAAGTCAATAGGTATTGTAAATGGTAAGACTAAAGGTGGATTAAAGCCAAGTGTATTTATTGGACCAAGAGTAACTGGTAAATTCTCAGCAAGAGATAAGACTGGATTTTACTTTTACTTTCACGAGTATGGATATTATAACGCTCCAGCTTTGAGAATGCTAGACAAGACTGCAAGAGCAAAAGGTCAACAAGTTATGGATAGTGTAATCTCAAAACTGAAAACTATTATAGAAAAACGATTTGCTAAAAGAATGAAATAATGACAGTAGGTAAAGCAATATTCGACATCTTAACAAATAATGCAGCCGTGTTAGCTATAATATCTGATGTAGGCACAGACCCTAGAATCTTTCCAAGTCGTTTTGACTTTCCAAAAGATGTTCAAACTCCATACATTACTTATCAAGTAGTATCAGATGAGCCGAACAATACAAAGAATGGTCCTAGTACATATGATTATGTGACGGTACAAATTAATTTATATAGCACAAGCTACTCTAATTTAATAACATTATCTAATAAAGTAAGGACGGCGTTAGACTATGTTAGTGGCACATTTCAAGGTGTAGAGGTTGATAAGATATTTTTTCAAAATCAAAATGAATTATTTGACGATTCTGCTGGTCAGCAAGGCTTTTACGGAATAGCACAAGATTATAGATTTAACATTGGATAAAAAATTAGATATGTATAAAGTAAAGATAAAAAAAGATATTGAATGTAGAGGAATTGAATATAAAGAGGGCGAATCTTACGAAGTAGTGAGAACAGTCTTTAATTTTCTTAGACATAACAATGCAATAGACACAACAAAGAAAAAATCTAAAAAGAAGGAAACTTCAAAGGATTTAGATATTAGCTAATTATAAATTATAAAAATAAAAGATTATGGCAATTTTTAACGGAACAGACCTAGTGCTTACTGTAAGTCCTAGCTCTGGTGGGAGTAATGCAAAACTAATGCACTCACAAACTGTATCGCTATCAATCAACGTTGATACGATAGACATCTCGACTAAGGATAGTTCGGGATTTAGAGATTTATTAGGAGGACAAAAGTCTTTCAGTCTTTCGGCTGATGGTCTTATGGACTTCGCTGGTGTAGCTGGTGACACAGAGCCAGATGAGTTATTTACTCAAGCAATGGCTAGAACAGCAGTTACTTTTGTTTTTGGTTTAGCTTCTCCAGCTTCTGGAGACTATACTTATAGTGGCTCTGGTTTTATTACTAGTATGGAGTATTCTGCTGGAACAGAAGACGCTCCAACTTACTCTGTTTCGATAGAGGGAAGTGGTGCATTAACTCAGAACACTATTTAATAATTTCTTTGTTGGTTGGGGATTGTGCTACGGCACGTCTCCCAACTAGCAATTTAAAACCAACAAGATATGTACGAAGTAGTAATAATAAATGAAAAGGATTACCCAGTAAGATTTGGAATGAACTCGTTGAGGTTATTCTGTAAGGATACTGGAAGAAGTTTAGCTGACTTAGATAAGCTAGGAGAGGGTATGAGCTTAGATGATGCTTGTTATCTAATCCTAAACGGAATAAAAGACGGCTCACGAGTGAGTGGTCAAGAATGTTCTTTGAGTGTTGATGATGTCGCTGATATGTTAGATGAAGATTTTGAGGCTTTGAATAAAGTGTTAGAAGTATTCTCTGAGCAATTCTCTGCTAAATTTGGAACGGAGGGAAACGACAAAGCCACGAAGAAAGTGGCAAAGAAGAAGAAGTAACTTGGGATAAGCTAGAGGCAGTTGCTTATGGTCTTGGCTTATTACCTAAAGACTTTTGGAATCTAACTTTTCACGAGTTTCTATGTACTCAAAAAGGTATTAATGACCGATTTG